ATAATCACTGGAGTCCTTTCGCACATTGTACACTCCAGTTTAGAATCAAGGCTCCGATCTTTGTTGCACGACAGTTGCAGAAGCATCAGGTTGGCTTTGCTTGGAATGAAGTCAGCCGCAGATATGTAGACTACAAGCCTACCTTCTGGTCGCCCGACAATCAATGGCGCAGTCGTGCTGAGAATAAGAAGCAGGGTTCTGCTGATAAGTTAGTTAGGGATAACCTAGTGGCTCAAGAGCATTACGATGAGGCCATGCACTATATGCAGTTATCATATGAGTTGCTGCTTGCTTGTGGTGTTTGCCCAGAGCAAGCACGATCTATCCTGCCACAGTCTATGATGACTGAGTGGTACTGGACGGGATCTATCTATGGCTTTGCCCGTGTGTGTAAGTTGCGTCTTGATCCCCATGCTCAGGCTGAGTGTCGGGAAGTTGCTAAGGTGATCAATGACTTCTGTGCTAATAAATTCCCGATATCTTGGAGAGCTTTGAATGGAACGGTGGCTTGACATTGCGAAGCATATTGCTTCAACGACTGATAGAGATAGAGCGCACATTTCTTTGATTGTGCGAAAGAATCAGCTGCTTGCTGTTGGTACTAACAACTGGAAGACACATCCTAAGACTGTTGAGTATGGTTATATGTATCCATACTTGCACTCTGAGCTGGATGCCTTTCGCAAGATTAAGACTCCAATGGATAAGCTAATACTATACAACTTTCGTATCAGTAAGACAGGTAAACTAGGAATGTCTAGACCATGCAAGTACTGCATGCCTTGGTGTTCTGAGATCTTTGATCGCATTATGTTTACTAATGATAGCGGAGAGTTTGAGTGTGGTTGAGAATATACTTAAAGAGATAAATAATGACAGTAAAAACACTAAGTGAACTTGAAGAAATGGTTTATGATCTTGTTGCCTTAAGTTACAAAATTGGTCGTATTGAAACAGATGGTAATTCAACACAAGCTAAGTACAATAAGCTAACAGATCAGCGTGACAATCTAAGAGATGAGATTGCTGCTGCTTTTAAAACACATAAGAATTCTAAACCAACCGAAATAGGCTGGGGAAAAGGTAAAGACGAATGAATAATGATACTAATGAGTGGTTGCTTATGAACTTCCCTGTTGGTTCTGGTCCAGATATTATTGCTGGTTGTGATTGTTCTGTATCACAGAATCATTACATGAAGATTGAATTCCCTAAGAATTCAGACAATGCTTTCTTTGCTATCTACGAGACACCGCCAGATAGAAATGGTTTGCGTAGTGATAGGGATGAACCTATTGTTGGTTTCTCAATTTCTCATGAGCTTCTTCTTAAGATTGTCCGCACTATCGTAGTAAGCAATGATGTTGTTCTTAGCGATGATATGCGTAAGTGGTGAGGTATAAATGAATGAGTCTATTCCAAAAGAAAACTGAATGTCCACGCTGCGCTTCTAATGGTGAAGACCGCAGCGGAGACAATCTCGCGGTCTATGATGACCATGTGTATTGTTTCAAGTGTAGTTATCACCGTAATACAAAAGGAAAAGAGATGACTGATGACATTGCTATGATTCAACCAAAAGAGTTTAAGACTCTCACTGGTTCTTATATTGATCTTGAAGATCGCGGTATTACGGAAAAAACTTGCCGACTTTATGGCTATCAGGTAGCCAAGGTTAATGGCAAGGAAGTTCAGATTGCTAACTACTACAACAATGGTGAGTTAATTGGTCAGCATCTCCGTGGTCCTAACAAGCAGTTTGCTTGGAAGGGATCAGCAAAGGGTGCTGAACTATACGGCCAGAATCTTTGGAAGAATGGTGGTAAGCGACTAGTCATTACCGAGGGCGAGATTGACTGCATGACTGTGAACCAAGTGCTTGGTGGTACTTGGCCTGTAGTCTCTATCCCAAATGGAGCACAGTCAGCAACTAAATCTATCCGTGATAACCTAGAGTTTGTTAACTCTTATGCAGAAGTTGTTCTGTGTTTCGACATGGATGAGCCGGGTATTAAAGCATCCAACGAGGTTGCTGAGTTGCTGCCACCGGGCAAGTGCAAGATTACAAAGCTTCCTTACAAGGATGCTAATGAGTGTCTTGTAAATGCTCAGACTAAGCAGCTTGTATCTGCTATCTGGGAAGCCCACCAGTATTCTCCAGATGAGATTCTACACATCTCCAAGATTGTAGATACATCGGAAACTGTTAGTGCAACTAAGGTATATCCTTTCCCATATGATGGTCTATCAGAGTTTCTGATTGGTCAGCGTGGTGGAGAGATCAGCCTATGGGCATCGGGTACTGGCTCAGGTAAGTCTACCATACTCCGCGAACTTATGATGCACCATCTTACAGAAGGTCGAAGCGTAGGTTGCATCATGCTTGAGGAGTCTCCACAGGAGACAATGGATGACATGATTAGTCTCATGCTTAACAAGCCTGTCCGTGCTATTCGTGCTTCTCGTATGATGAATGAACTACGAGTTCAGATGGGCAAAAACCCCATCAATATTCAGATGATTGATGATCTAACTGATGAGGAGTACTATACTGCAAAGCAAAAGCTAAGTGAGACTAGCCTCTATATCTATGATCACCTTGGTAATAATGCCATGCAAAATCTTCTTGCTCGTATGGAATTCATGGCTGTATCTCTTGGTGTTCAGGTCATTGTATTGGATCATATTACAGCAGCTGCTGCTGGTCTAATGGGCATGCATGATAAGGATGTTGAAGGTGGTGGCTCAGAGAGAATCATCATCGACACTCTTATGAAGGAACTGAGAGCATTAGCTGTACGAACTGGTGTTCATATTGACATTGTATCTCAGCTCAAAAAATCGGAGAAGGCTTATGAGGAAGGTGATCGAATAACTTTGCAGGATCTGCGTGGCTCCGGTGCTTTGGCTAGTGTTCCTAATACAGTAATTGCTTTGGAGCGTGACCGCCAGAACACAGACCACAAGATTGCCAATACTACAATTGTTCGTGTGCTCAAGAATCGCCTGACAGGTCGGGCTGGTATTGCAGCAACATTATTCTATGACCATACTACTGGTCGTTTGAAAGAGATCGGCTTTGCTATGGCAGAGGATGGATCTATTGTCTTTGAACCAGAGGAGAACTAAATGAAAGTATGCGTCCTTGATATTGAAGGTAACGGACTTGGTGAACTGATCCTTGATGGCAAGGGTAAGCCCTATACAGAAGCGACTAGAATTCTATGCGCCGCTACCAAGGTCAATGACGAAGACCCAATCCTTTGGCTAGAACATCAGATGAAAGATCTGATCAAGTACCTTAGTGAGATGCCTGTAATTATAGGACATAATATCTGGGGCTACGATTTTCCAGTAATGCGTAGATTGTATGGGATGGCGCGACCGCGATGTATTGTTGATACGCTAGTTATCAGCAAGTTGATGCATCCAGACATTAACAATCACCCGTTAGGTGATAACTCTCTGGAGTCTTGGGGTAGATATCTTAAGTTTCCCAAGATGGATTATAAGGGTGGATGGAGCCAGTACTCAGATGACATGGGTACTTACTGCTTGCAGGATGTCAGACTTGGCATGGCTATCTATAAAGCCCAAAAGAATTTCATTACAAAGAACAAAGAACTGGTTCGCTTTGAGAGCCGAATATCTGAAATTCTAATGGAGCAAATAGAGCATGGATTTAACTATAACAGTAATGCAGGAGACAAGTTGTATCAAGAACTTATGCTTGAGAAGCTTGGTATTGAAGATAAAATGCGTGAGATCTTTCCTGACAAGATCATCATCCGGCATTCAGAAAAGACAGGCAAGAGACTGAAGGATAAGATTGAGACATTCAATCCCGGTAGCCGACAGCAGATTGCATCCCGTCTAACTGAGAAGTATGGATGGGAGCCACCTCTGACAGACAAGGGAAACCCAAAGGTAGACGAAGCAGTACTTGCTACTCTTGATTATCCCGAAGCAAAGAAGCTAACTGAGTATTTCAATACCGTCAAGCTTATGGGTATGGTTGAAGATTGGAACACCCGCGTATCAGCCAGCAGAGATCACCGTATCCACGGTAATATCAATGCACAAGGTGCTGCTACAGGTCGTTGTACACACAGCCAACCTAACATTGCTCAGGTAAGTGGCGACCATCGTGCTAGAGAGTTATGGGTTCCTGATGTTGGTGAGACTTTGGTTGGTGCAGACTTGTCTGGTCTTGAGCTGCGTATGCTTGCTCACTTCATGGCAAAGTATGACAATGGTGAGTATGCTAAAGTGCTGCTGACCGGAGACATTCATACACACAATCAGCATGCTGCTGGTTTGTCTAGTCGTTCACTTGCCAAGTCATTCATCTATGCTTACCTTTATGGGGCTGGCGATAAGAAGATTGCTATGGTATGCGACTGCTCTGTTGATGCTGCTCGTAAGTTGCGTGATCGTTTTCAGAAAGAAATCCCCGCACTTGCAAAAGTACAGGAGGCTGTTCGCTATGAGATAATCAAGACAGGCAAGGTGAGACTGCCAGATGGTAGAAGCGTACCAGTCCGCAGCGAACACGCTGCCCTGAATACGCTCCTACAAGGCTCAGGAGCCATCGTATCGAAGTACTGGATGGTAGAGGCTAGCAAGGCAGCGGCACGGCTACGCGCCAAGCAGCTGGCTTATATCCACGATGAGTTGCAGTACAGTTGTCCCAAGTCTATTGCCGATGAGTTTGGTAAGGCTGTGACTGCTGCTGCAACAACTGCTGGTGAGCATCTTAATCTTAACATTCGTATTGATGCCGAGTATCGTGTCGGCAATAACTGGGCAGAAACACACTAAGGAGTACTATGAGTTCACTTACTATATACATTGCTGGTCCGATGCGAGGATATCCAAACCATAACTTTGATTCATTTTATAAGGCAGAAAAAAAATGGTTAAAAAATCCAATGATTGAAAATATCTTTAATCCTGCTCGTATGGATGAAGATGAAGGATTTAATCCAGCAACTGCTGAAGATTCTAAAGAACACTTACGGTCATGCATGAAGCGCGATCTCAATGCTATTCTAAACTGCAACGCTATGGTAATGTTGCATGGATGGGAGCATTCAGAGGGAGCAAGAGTCGAGCATGCACTGGCAACATATTTGGGGATGCCAATTTTCTATGAAAGTTAATGCTAAAATTTGTTTCTATAAATTTAAGCCACTACAAGCGTGGCGTTATATCCTTATTCGTTTACTTACTAATTCAAAACATACCCATGCTCATCTTGAGTTTAATACAGAACCACCAATAGCAGTGATTGTTATTGACGGCAAACCAGCTCAGATTATCAGCGGTGCTTTACTATCCAAATTAAAGGTAGAAAAATATTATGAATATGATATTGGTGATCTAGATTTATCTGCCAATGATTTTAACTATTTTCTAAATTATCGCAAAGTGAGTGCAGCTAAGATAATTTTTTACTACACACTTGGTCGTTTCTTTGGTATGAAGAAAGCAGCAAATTGTGTAACTTTTATCTGTGATTACTTAAAGTTTAAAGGTTGGGATGTACCTGATCTTTTCAGTCCAAAGGAACTATGGGAGAGTTTACATGCTGATAATAATGATCGGTGGAAAAGCCCGAGTAGGCAAAACAACACTAGCCAAATGGATAAGTGAGTATGCCTATAACGAAGGCTATGCTCCCGTAATACTTCCTTTTGCAAATGCACTTAAGCAAGAAGCAGAAGCCAAAGGATATTCTAAGGATAAGAATCCAGAAGAGTATCGTTCTTTCTGTCAGACACTAGGATCTGACATGAGAGCTAAAGACTCAGATTATTGGGTTAAGCAATTCCGTAAAAAGATTACTACAATGTATAATCAGGAAAAGGCTGCTCTTAAGGCTGATCCAGATACTTGGCATGAGAAGGTAGTCATTGTTGATGACTGTCGATACATGAATGAAGTCGCTTCTGCCCGTGATCTACGAGCATTGACAGTCTTTGTAGCAGCAGGAAGTAGGGATCTCCCTGAAGCAAATGCTGAATGGAGAACCCATGAGTCTGAGGCTTTAGCTAATTTAATGGAAGCCAATGACAAGAACTATACTCAAGTATTTGATTATGTTCTTTACAATAATGGGACTGAAAAGCAATACAAAGCTAAAGCAAACCAGAGGTTTGAAGAGTGGTTTAACATTCTTTCTGAAGGCTTGCTAGATAACTTATGTACTTGTGAGCTATGTCAATCAACCCGTGAAGACAGAAGCCCTAATCAAGAACAAATCATTCAAGATATTCTGAAACTAATAGATGAGGAAAAGGACAATGGAGAGACCTGATGTTGCTGTTTTGGATGGAGACATCCTATGTTATCGAGCTGCTTTCTGGGCAGACCAAGAGGGTGTTGAGTATCTAGAAGAGCGATTATCCCATGATGTCAAGGCTTGGACACCTATGGGAATAAAGAAGGTCTACATTGCCATGTCATGTAATCGTAAAGACAACTTTAGGCGTGACTTCTGGGAATCCTATAAGGCTCACAGGGATGCTCGTAAGCAGACCCCTGAAAGCATGGACTATGCTCTTGAGCTTATCCATGAGCATGATATTTTAACAGTTCCACGGTTAGAAGCTGATGATATTATGGGACTTATGGCTTCCTCTGGTAAGGGAATTGCCGTTACCATTGATAAGGATCTCCGGTCTGTACCGGGGTGGCATTGGAATCCAGATAAAGAACATGCACCAGATATGGTGGATAAATATACTGCTAATTATAACTTCCACAAACAGTGGATCACCGGGGATACGACTGATAATATCCCCGGTATCTGGAAGTGGGGACCAGCTAAGGCTGAAAAGTGGCTTAAAGATGTCAACCCCCGTAACTGGTCTGTTGCTGTAATGGCAGCTTATGACCAAGCTAAGACCGCAGATGGCGGTAAATATGATTACGATTACTGCTTAGCTATGGCTAGGTCTGTCCGCATCCTACGGGATGGTGAATATGACAAGGCTACTAAGCAGATAAAACTGTACTGCCCAATAGTTGGGGCTACTGAAGAACAAACCCTAGGAGATACTAATGGATACTGAAGTTACTTGCTTTGATACAGACTCAGCTACTTTTACTAATAACAATAATTATAATACTTCTACTTATAACCATAAGCCAGAAGGTATATCTATGGTTTTTCATACTGACTGCTGTAAACCAGAGTATAAGACTAAGGGTGCTGCCGGGGCTGATCTTAAGTCTGTCCTTCATATTACTTTAGCTCCGGGTGCTAGTCATATGATTTCGACCGGAGTATCCCTTGCTATTCCAGAGGGATTTGTGGGTCTTGTATTCCCACGATCTGGTCTGGCAACCAAGGGTATTACCCTTAAGAATTCTGTTGGTGTTATCGACTCTGATTACCGTGGAGAGATCTTAGTATCTCTGGTAAACAACTCTTTTGAGACTGTCGAAATCAATAAAGGTGATCGCATTGCACAGATTGTCTTTCTACCAGTTACCCAATTCCCATTCATCTCTGTCGATAAACTTCCAGAGACTACGCGGGGATCTGGTGGTTTTGGAAGTACAGGATTATAAGAAACTAGTCGTTTAAGAAGGACAGATATGGATACATTTCAAAACTTTATTGCCATCTCTCGCTATAGCAGATGGATGGATTCTGAATCTCGCCGTGAAACTTGGGATGAAACAGTAGATCGTTGGTGGAATTACTTCACAACGAAAGTTCCTGCCCTAACTTCACGACCAGATGTACGGGATTCAATTTTAAATCTTGAGGTTCTACCCTCAATGCGTGGGCTTATGACAGCAGGACCAGCTTTGGACCGCGACCATACAGCCTTATACAATTGCTCCTATCTGGAGATTGACTCACCAAAGTCCTTCTCCAATCTAATGTATATTCTTATGTGTGGTACTGGTGTTGGTTATACTGTTGAGCGTAGATGCACAGACAAGATGCCAACTATTCCAACCATTAATAAGATGTTCGACAATATTATGTTCGTAGAAGATAGCCGAGAGGGTTGGTGTGATTCACTCCATCAACTAATCGACAATCTCTACAAAGGTGTTCACCTAAAATGGGACACCAGTAAAGTACGCAAGGCTGGAAAAAAACTCAAAACTTTTGGTGGTAGGGCTAGTGGTCCTGCTCCCCTTGAGGAAGTATTCCGCTTTGTCATTCAGACATTCTACAAGGCTCAGGGACGAAGACTCACTCCGCTTGAGTGTCACGACATTTGCTGCAAAATTGCTCAGTCAGTTATCGTTGGTGGCGTTCGACGCTCAGCAATGATTTCTCTAAGTGATCTCGCGGATCGTGAGATGGCAACATGCAAGAGTGGTGCTTGGTGGGAATCATCAGGACACCGCGCCCTAGCCAATAATTCCGCTGTGTACAATGGTCGCCCTTCAATGGGACAATTCCTAGAGGAGTGGACCGATCTGTACAACTCTCACAGCGGAGAGCGCGGTATCTGCAACCGAGATGCGATGAGAGCTATTGCAGCCAAGGCTGGTCGTGATGTTGATGTAAATTATGGGACCAATCCTTGTTCTGAGATTATTCTCAGACCTAATCAGTTCTGCAACTTATCGACCGTTGTGGTCCGCGCTTCAGATACACCTGAGACATTAGCTAAGAAGATTGAGATAGCTACAATCATTGGAACAATCCAAAGCATGTTTACTTATTTCCCCTATCTTTCCCGTGAAGATTCTTCATGGACAAAGAATTGCGAAGAAGAAAGATTGCTTGGCGTTTCAATGACAGGCATCTTTGATAATAAGCTAATGTCTGGCATTCTTGGTTATGGAAAACTCAAGCATGTTCTTGAGAATCTCCGTGAGATTGCAATCAAGACTAACCTTGATTGGGCTAAGCAGTTAGGTATCAATCCAAGCAAATCAATTACTTGCATCAAGCCAGAGGGAACTACTTCATGCTTGGCTAACTCAGCTAGTGGTCTTCACCCAAGATATGCCGAACACTATTATCGTAGAGTTCGTATTGACAAGAAAGATCCTATCTATCAATTAATGCGTGATTCTCAGGTTATGGTAGAAGATTGCGTGATGAACCCAGATTCAACAGCTGTCTTTACCTTTGCTCAGTCTGCTCCTTCAGGTTCACTTACACAAGATAAACTACAAGCAATCGACCACCTTAATCTGTGGCTTGCTTATCAGGAGTATTACTGCCAGCATAAGCCAAGTATTACAGTCAACTATTCTGACAGTGAATTTATGCCAATAGGTCAATGGGTATGGGAAAACTTTGACAAGATTTCTGGTATTTCCTTTCTACCAAAATCTGATCATGTATATACTCAGGCTCCGTTTGAAGCAATCACTAAGAAAATGCATGACACATATGTAATGTCTCCTGTCGATTTTAATAACCTATCCTTCTATGAGAAGGTTGACACAACAATATCATCACATACAATGGCTTGCACTGCTGGTGCATGTGAGATCATAGATCTCAAAGGATAATACATGGCTACAAGAGAAGATCTTGAAAAACAATTAGCATCAATTAAATCAGGTCTTTTGGATTTTTCTAGTGTTGGAGAAGAATCTTTTTTTAGAACAACAGGTCAAACTAAATTAGAAACAAAAGAAGTTCCTCGTTATACTGATGTATACAATAAGGAATTTGGAGCAATAAAAGATATTAGGTTTTCTCTTGGTGAAGATGTTTCTACAGCATCTACCATTGATAGAGCATTATATGTTTTTGATCCCACTAAAATAGCTAAAGAAAAAACAGAAAAAACTATTAAAACAGTAGAAGACGCTAACTTAGAAGTAATTAAACAACAAGATAGCATCAAAGCTTTTTTAACTCAAGAAAGAGAATTAGCTAAATCTTCTGTTCTTCAAACTTATCTAGATACTTTTTTTAAAAAGGCTTCAAAACAAGAAATTAAGTCTTGGGAATGGGATTCGGTAGATCTTAATACTCCAGAAGGTTTAGCTAGATGGAGGACAGCAACAAAGAGAAAAACACAAAACCCTAAATATGGTGGAGTTAGAACAGGTCCAGTGTATTATGTTAAACTTACACCAGAAGAAAGTCTTGAAAAAAAACGGATAACTGAGTCTATTGAGCGTACTCGTTTTATGGCTTCTCCTGACTTACAATTACAATTTGCAGGTATCACTGCAAAAAATTTGGAAAAAGAAATTAAGTCTATGCTAAAACAAGAAGAAAAAGAAAAAACAAAAGCTCAAAAAATTCAGGATCGAATTGATAGGCTTAGAGCACAACTACCTATAATTCCGTAAAACATTAATAAGAAATAAACTATGGTTACAAATATTGAATCAGCTAAAACAAAGCTAACTCTTTTTTCAGGTATTGATCTACCCGAAGTAAAGCTAATGCTAAAAGACATCTATGCTAAGCTAGATGAACTAACAAATGAAATCAGAAAAGTTTCCGAGAATCGACCCAGAATTAATAAAGATTCTGGAAGAATTTTATAAACCTCTAGAATACGACCCCGATGTTGATGAACTAAAGTTTGCAAGACAAGCTGCGTTCAGAGCAGGACAGATAGAGGTTGTCAATAAACTAAAAGCTGTCCTCAAACAACAGCAAGGAGGAAAGTAATATGGGTGGATCACCAAAAATTAGTGGTGGAATGACCTTTGCTGAACAACAAAAGTTGCTGGCAGAAGAAAGAGAATTCCAAAAACAACAAGAAGAAGAGCGAAGAAAAGCCGCTGAAGATGCGGAAACAAGAAGAGTCGCTAGAGAACAAGCTGAAAGATCTCGACTTAAGGCTGAAGAAGAGCGAGCTGTACAAGAAGCATCACAAGCCGAACAAGAAGCAGTGCTAGAAGCACAGGCTCAGGCTGAAGAAAATCGAATGCAGGGTATTCAAGGTACTAATAGTCGTGCATTAGACTTCTATTCTTCATTATACAACGGTATGAATAATAATTAAGGAGCTATCAATGACAGGCAATCTAGTTGATCGCTTTAGAATGTTGGATGCTATGCGAACATCCAAGCTATACCGAGCAAGACTTTGTTCTGCTCTTACAATTCCTAGTCTTCTACCCCCTGAAGGGTGGACTGAAGAAATAGAATTACCCCAACCAACATCTTCTGTTGGTGCTAGAGGAGTCACTTCCCTAGCAAGCCGAATGCTTTCGGCAATGATGCCTTTAAATGATACTCCCTTCTTTAAGTTTGGTCTACGATCTGGTGTAGAACCTACCGCAGAAATTAGTCAGTACTTAGAGACAATGAGCTATCAGGTTTATCGAAAGCTTATTGGTACTAACTTACGAGAAATAATCTATCAAGCTATCCAAAATCTAATCGTTGTTGGAGATTGCTTGGTACATGAGATGGATGATTTCAAATTCAGAGTTACTCGCTTGGATCAGTATGTTGTCCAGCGTACTGTAACTGGTGATGTAAATGAAATAATTCATATTGAATATGACTTAGTAGACCCAGAAGCAATTAGTCCACACTATTCGCTTCCTCAGTCTGCTAAGAAAGGTTATGAGACTACCTATTGCCAGTATCTAAAGGAGGATAATGTATGGAAGTACAGAAAAGAAAACTCCGATGGTTTAGTACTAGCGGAAGGTGTATACGAAGTCTGTCCTGTGACGGTTCTACGGTGGTATGGCATACCCGGAGAAAACTACGGAAGGTCGCACTGCGAAGATATCCTAGGAGATCTCTCAAGTCTTGATGGCTATACACGGGCAATGCTTGATGGCATGGCTGCTGCTTCAGCTTTCTGGATGTGTATTGATCCATCCGGCCTTACTGAAGTAGATGACATTGCTGACTCCACCAATGGTTCGTGGGTTCCTGTAAGACAGCAGGATGTATTCGTCTTGTCTCCATCACAGACAATGAATCCACAGATTGGTGCTGCTCAAACTGCCGTTCAAACTATGCGTAGTGAGATCGGCCAAGCCTTTCTTATGTCTAGTGCATCCATTCCTAGTGGCGACCGTGTTACTGCAACCGCCGTTAGGATGATTGGCTCAGAACTTGAGACAGTCTTGGGTGGCGCATTCTCTGCTATCGCCAGAGATCTAATGGAACCCATTGTAAAGCGTTCAGTCTTCTTAATGATTGAAGCCGAAGAGCTGGATCAGCGTATGTATGAGCAGTTCTTTGATGATGAGGGTTCTCTTACTACCGAAGTAATCACTGGTCTACAGGCTCTCAGCCGTGACACAGATCTTCAGAAGCTTATGCAGATGGGTGAAATGGTACGCAACCTACCAGAACAAGCAGCAATGTCTTTCAAGTGGGATGAGTATGCCAGAGCACTTATTACTTCTCTTGGCTTTGATGCCCGTAATTGGGTACGCTCAGCTGAAGATATCCAGAGAGAGCAGATGCAGCAGCAGCAGATGATGATGCAGCAGCAAGCAATGAAATCTGGTGGTCAGGCTGTGGCTGGTGCGCTAGGTAATCTAGCTGTTAACGCTGGTCAGCAAGACCTAGCCCAGAATGGTGGACAAGGTATTGTGAATGTTCTCCAGAATTCTGGTGCAGACATGTCAGCATTTACAGGAGGTCAATAATGGCTAAAAAAATAAATAAGGCTAGTATGCCTTGTAATAAACCGCGCAAGTCACCCAACCCAAATAAAAAGAAAGTTGTCAAAGCTTGTGCCAACGGCCAAGAAAAGATTATTCACTATGGTGCTACGGGTTATGGACATAACTATTCTGCTAAAGCTAGAAAAAGCTTTAAG